TCTATTGATATTAATTGTTTTTTTAAGATGGTTTTTATTAGATCCGTTTAAAGACAAACAAGATATGACATATGTTGTTTTAAAACTCTTGGTTTTGTCCTCGATATTTATAAGTTAAACTTTTTTAGGTGATCTTCAGTTATCACAATAAATTCCCATCCTTTTTTATCACAGAATTTAATCATCGTATTCCACTTATCTCTATTTTTTTGAGCCATTTTCAGATCATATTCAAAATTTTTGAGTTTTTTGAGTTTAGAAGATGAATCCGGAACTTGCAATTTTTTCTCTTGTAGGGCCACAACCATATCAAATTCTTTTTTAGGTTTTACTTCAGCTATTACTTTTTTTGTTATACCACTTTCTAGTCTCATTTCGTAATAAAAGTCAGGATAGTAGTTGTGTGTCTTAACACGAACATCACCATTATCAAAGTGTGTCATTTGATAAGGTATTGTTATACATTCTGCACCCCATTTTGTCACTTTTTCACTTAAATCAAGCCAATTCATTATCTTAAATTCCCAAGAGCTTCTATAATAGATTCCACCTTGTGAATTAAGCTTCAACACTTTATCTTTATATTTAGGTATGAAATTACCTTGGTGATAGTTTTTATTTTTCGGTGCGTTATTTAACATATAATATATATTCATTATGGGATCTTTACAAGAAAGAGTTAATTTAAGCCAAAAAGTATTTGGAGATAATTTAGTTGATTATTTTAGAAATAATTCAATGTACATGGTTGATAAATATTCAAAAAGTGATGATATGTGTGAGGCTATATCTTTAAGTGATATATCAATGGGTAGATTTTACTTTTTTCACTACGAAGATCCATCAAATTGGATGAGATATTCTCCCGTATTTACAATTGAAAATAAGGATTTAAAGGGTATGAAAATAATAATTGCTTTAAATTTTAATTTTTTACCTATTGAGATTAGATCTTCTATTTTTGATAAGTTTATTTCCGAACAGATGTTTGAAAAAAACTCACCTTTGGAGGTAAATTTCAAGGGAATCTATACTGAGCTCCTAAAATATGGATTTGAGTATTGTATAGTTGAATATAATGCTATACAGTTAAAAATGGTTCATAGAATTAATTTAGAACTCTTGCCAAGATTTATGTACTCATCACATCCAAAAAATACTTATGATCCTAATAAATTGATGCAAATTTGGAATGCTAAGTTGGAAAGAAGAGAGCAGAGACATAAGGAATTAATATCTTCTACACTATTGGATTTTTATGAAGTTGAGTCTGTCATTGGTGATAAGTACGATGCTCTTTTTGGACATATTAAAAGACTTCAAGATAGTTTTAATAAATTTAAAAACAAGTAATTTTATTTAGATATAATTAATAAAAATTAATTATTCTATATGAAAACTTTCTTTCTTGAGTATATTTGGTTGGATGGTAATACACCTCAGAAACTTAGATCTAAAACAAAAATTGTAAAAGCTAAAAACGAAGATAAAATCAAATTATCAAATTGGGGATTTGATGGATCTTCAACAAACCAAGCTGAGACTTCCAAGTCTGAAATGGTTTTAGTTCCTGTTAATAAATTTAAAGATCCGTTCCGTGAAAACGGTTTTTTAGTTATGTGTGAAGTTTATAATATTGATATGACGCCACACTCTTCTAATAAAAGACATCAACTTGAGGAGACATTAAAGGTTTCTGATGAAAAAACCATGTATGGGTTTGAACAAGAGTATATTATATATGATAGAGAGACTGATAAACCATTAGGTTGGCCAAAAGATGGATTCCCTCGTCCTCAAGGTGATTATTATTGTGGAGTTGGTGGTAGTAACGTATCAGGTAGAAAGTTTGTTGATAGACACGCTGAGCTTTGTTTAGAGGCTGGACTTTCTTTCACTGGTATAAATGCAGAGGTTATGTTAGGACAATGGGAATATCAAATTGGACCAGTTTTGGCTTTAGATGGATCAGATCAACTTTGGATATCAAGGTGGATTTTAGAGAGAGTTTCTGAAGAATTCAATTATTTTATCGAGTTTCATCCTAAGCCATTTAGAGGAAATGATTGGAACGGAAGTGGAATGCATGTGAATTTTTCAACTGAATCAATGAGAGAAAATCTTGAGAACAAGAAGCAATTAGTAATTGAGGCTTGTGAAAAACTTGGAGATGCTATTGAAGAACACATAAATGTCTATGGTATTGATAATGAGTTTAGATTGACCGGTGCTAATGAGACTTGTTCAATTAAAGAATTTAAATATGGAATAGGTGACAGAACAGCATCGATTAGAATTCCTTTTTCAGTTAATGACGATGAGACACCTGGGTATTTGGAAGATCGAAGACCAGCTTCAAATGCTAATCCTTATGAGATTTGCGATATGATGATTAAGACTATATGTATAGGTGCTGAGGTAGAGAACTAAAATAAAAGTCCGATAGAAATATCGGACTTTTTGTTTAATATATACATATAAAATAGTAAATTATTTATTATGAAGCATATTAGAAAATTTGAAGAGTTAGATTATAAGGAGTTACTTGCTCAACAGTCAAAATTGAGACAAGAAATGGAGAGATCGAGACAAGAAGAAATTGAAAAAAATAGAAAGGAATTATCAGGTAAACGTCTTTCTGAAATTTCAGTAGAAGTTGAAAAATCAAAGCAAAAATCAGATGCTCTTAAAGATAGACAAGAACTTACACACATGGTAATTCAGTCTTTAATATACTCTGAAATGAATAAAGGTGGATTTGAAAACTTCAAAGATGATTTGAAGAATTTTTTGAATAACTATCCATTGGAAACACTACCAAAAAGTGGAGTATCAATCTATAGAGATTAAGGAGAAGGATATATTTAAATATATACCTTAAAATTTTTGAAAATTTAATGGCAGCAACTTATAATCCTCTTAATCAGTCAGGCAACATGCCTTATGTTAATACCGCTGTTGAGAATAGAGGTCTTTTTAGTAAAATACTTCGAAATTTATCCTCTTGGGGAATGAATTATGACGACATGATTATGCGAAATCAGGTTGGTGTTGGTATTAATGAAGATCCTTATTCAATGCAGGGTAATTCTATGTACGACTTTTTTAGTCGTAGAGCCGTTGCATCGGTTTTAAATAGAAAGTCTATTCCATATTTAGATAGATCATATGCTGATAAAAGAAGAATATTAAGAGAATATTCAATTAAAGATGAAATTAGAGACTTTGTCTCTAGTGTTTGTGATGAGGCTGTTATTTATTCAGATAGAGATTTCTGTAAACCAAAGAATATTTCTACTGATTATTCTCAGGATCTTAGAGATAAGTATCAAGAATTTTTTGAAAAAATTTATAATAGATATGGTTTTTCAGATTCAGTATCTGCTTGGAGTTTAATGAAAGATTTCCTAATTGATGGATACATTGCTATGGAAATCGTTTGGGATGATAAAAAGAAAAACATTATACATTTTAATCGACTTAGACCCGAAACACTTGTTCCTGCTTTTGAGCCATCAATTGGTCATTTGTGGATTCAATATCCAGAAGATCCACAATTAAGAAGAATATTTTTAGATTCACAATTAGTCTTTGTATCTTATTCAACACAGAATGATTATTCAGAAACGTCTTATGTTGAGGGTTTGATTAAACCTTATAATCAAATGAAGATTATTGAACAAACTAAAATAATGTTCAATATTATTAATGCAACAGTCTATCAAAAATTTACTATTCCTGTTAAAGGTTTATCTAGACAGAAGGCTGAAGAACAAATAGGTCAATTAATTAATGATTATTCAGAAGAGGTTGAGTGGGATGACTCATTAGGTACACTTCAAATAAATGGCACTAAACACTTACCATATAATAAACAAATATGGTTTCCTGAGGGAGATGCTGGTACTCCAAATATGGAGTTAATATCACCACAAGGTCATAATTTAAATGAAGACGATATATTAAAATGGTTTTATAATATTTTAAAAAGAGCTTCTAAAATTCCCGTTCAAAGATTTGAAGGCGATAATGGTGGTGGTAATGTATTTACAGATGCTGCTGAGATGACAAGAGATGAAGCTAAATTTAGTAATTTTATTAATAGATTAAGAGCCAATTTTAAAGAAATAATTGTTAAACCTTTAAAACTTCAAATGTTGGTTGAATTTCCAGAGTTAAAAGATGATGAGGTTTTTTTAAACCAAATTGATATTGACTTTATTTCAAATCAATTATTTGAGGAGTGGAAAAAGCTTGGGAATATGTCTAAAAAGATTGAAATATTGGGTAGTTATACCGGTATTCAGAAAGCAGATGGAACTCCATATTTTCATATTGAGTATTTAATAGATCATGTTCTTAAATTAACTGCTGAAGAAAAAGAAGAGAATAAGAGATACTGGATTAAAGACTCTGCTGGAGCTGGTTCTTCAGAGGCAACTCCTGGTGAGGGTGGTGAAGCTGGTGGTGAAGCTGGTGGTGAAGCTGGTGGTGAGTTCGGTGGTGAGGCCGGTGGTGCTCAGGCTACACCTGAGACTCCTGAAGCTCCTCCCGCTCCTGAGACAGGTGGAGGAGAAGCTGGTGGTGAAGCCGGTGGTGGAGAATTTGAATTCTAAGCAGCCTCGTTGAACTCGTAATTGGCATAAAATCCAATTATGAATTTCTGTTGTTCTACTTTTACTTCCATTATTATTGGATTTATTTGTAAAGCTATTCCAGAATTAATTAAACTTTCTAATAGTTTACCATTTGGTGTTTCTAATACTTCAATATTAAGTATTAACTCAATTACTTCTAAATCACCATCAATAATAAATGATATTTCATTTATTCTAAAGGCTACATTTTTAAGATTAGTTATTGAAATATTTTCATTAGAAATTCCTAATTCGCACAAGAGTGGTGGGTTAATTTCAGTTATATCAAACTGACATTTTTTACCTAAAATAGAGTTTATTTTTATTTCTCTGTGTATTGATTTATAGTCTCTATACTTTTCAAGTAGATGTTTAAAACATTCAAGATTATACTTTTCTCTTAAATTAACTCTTGTTATCATTTTGTGACTTTTTCTTTTCAGAGATTGTTAGTTTCATTTTCTTGAAAAGTTTTTTATTTTGAATTGGATATTCAACACCATAATTTTTTTGTAGTGTCTCTTTTCTTTTTGACTCTGAGCACTTTCTACAATAATAAATTCCCCAAGTATTGCCATACTTAATATAATTCTTGTAGATTACATCTTTTTTAACACCACATCCATCACACTCACATAGTATTTTATGATGAGATCCTTTTGATAATAATTCAGTTGGTATTATTAAATCATCTCCAATGGAAACATCGTATCCTAAATTTTCAAAATAGGAAAAATTAGATTCATTAATTTTAATTTTAATTTCTCTAGTGATGATCATAAAAAACCGCTAATTTTTAATGTATATATCTATTTTATCATGTCTCTGTAAGATTTTACGCATTAAAGGTATTCTTGGTTCTATAAAAAATCCACCTTTAATTTTTTTTGGTTTTTTAATATCCATATATATCTAAAATTAACGTTAAATTCATGAAATCTATTCTTATTGTTGAAAATTCAACAAATTCTCTCTCGAAGATTAACGAGAACAATAGGTCCCAAAATATTTTAGGTGGTATTTTCACAGAATTCGATATTAAAAATCGTAATGAAAGAATTTATACTGCTGATAAATTTCTTCCTTGTTTAGAGGAAATGAATGAAAGGATTACAAACATGGGTTCTGTTTATGGTGAGTTTGATCATCCAGATGTATTTGATACATCTTTGGCTAGAGCATCACACGTAATAACTAAAGCAGAATACGTAAAAGAAAATAATAGAGTCGAAGGTGAAATTAGATTACTAAGCACTCATTGGGGTAGAGAAGCTCAAGCTTTGGTAAACGATGGTTGTCCAGTTTTTGTTTCTTCACGCGCCGCTGGTATTACAGAAGCAGATGGTACTGTTACATTGAAAAAGTTGTTTACTTATGATATTGTAGCTGACCCTGGTTTTGCATCAGCAAAAATGAATGTTAAGACACTTAACGAATCGTTCGGCTTCTCTAATAAAGCTAACTTTAGGATATATGAAATGTCCGATGAGTCAAAAATAAATGATTTATTTAATATGAACACTAATGATTTAGTTACTAAAGAACAGTTAACTGATTATTCTAAATATCTTATTAATGAGTTGGCTTCTACTAAGAAAGAAGTTCGTAACGCAATTAAGAAAGGTAACCTTAATCCAAAGAAATTAGAACAGTTGCTTGAGTATTATGAAAACTTAAACGAAACAAATTCTCAAATAGTTAAATATTTGGATTATCTTGCTGAAAAAGTTCAAATTGTTGTTAATGAAAACACAACACTTAAAACAACTGCTGAGAAATTGGTTAAACACAATGATTATTTAGCAGAAAATCTTGAAAAGGCTATTAATTACACAGAGTATGTAGCAGAAAATCTTGATAAGAATATCGAGTATTCTGAATACTTAGCCGAAAACCTAGACAAAAACATCTCTTATTCAGAATATATTGCTGAAAATCTTGATAAGAATATCTCTTACTCAGAGTACTTAGCAGAAAATCTTGATAAGAACATTGCTTACTCAGAGTACTTAGCAGAAAATCTTGATAAGAACATTGCTTACGCTGAATATATCGCTGAAAATCTTGATAAGAACATTTCTTACTCAGAATATTTAGCAGAACACCTTGATAATTCTATCGCATACTCAGAATATTTGGCTGAGCATGTTGAAGGAAATATCGCATACTCAGAATATATTGCTGAAAACCTTGATGATAACATCGCATACTCAGAATATATCGCTGAAAATCTTGATAAATCAATTTCTTACCAAAGTTTAATCGTTGAAAAATTAAATGGTAATAAATTATTTGAAAGTAATGAAGAAGAAGATAGACTACCATCTTTGAATGTCGTTGGTATTGATTCGTATGAAGAAGAAGCTGATGACAAATATGAAGAAGAGGAAGAAGAAAATGCTTGGAATGACAACTCAGAAGCTCCTTCTGCTAGTGAAACTCCTGGTTTATCGGAATCTAATGAGTCTGATGAAATGCCATCTGAGTCTGATGAAATGCCATCTGAGTCTGATGAAATGCCATCTGACGAATATAATGAGTCACCTGCTTATGAAGGTAACTCTGATACTGAATTATCTAAATCTATTGATAAATTGATCGCTGAAGCTAAAAAACGTAAAGCTGTTGAAACATCCGATCTACACTTTTTAAAGTTCTTGAACAAATCTCAGGTTGATAGTTACTACTCTTTAACTAATGAAGAGCAGGAATCTGTTACACTTTACATAAGCGAAAAAAGTTTCTTTACACAACAAGATGTGTTAAGATTAATCTCTGAGGCTTTGAGTGCTAAGAACGAAACTCTTGAAGAAAGAGTAATCAGATTGATGCCTGAAAACATCAAGCCAATCTGGAATCAATTAAATGAGAATGCTAGAAAATCTATCTTATCACAAGCTAGATTGTATCCAACTGAAGTTATGTCAACAGAATCACAAGTTGAACATTTCTGGATGACTAGAAATCTCAAGAAAAATGAATCTGTTACTAAGAAATTAGTTTCACATGAGAGCATGATCCAAGAAGATAAAGTATCTGAAAAGGAATTGAGTGCTATTATGGAAAGATTTAAAAACCTTTAATCTCGGGTAAAAAGAGATAAAACAAAAAAGAAATTTAAAAAATGTCAAATTTTAGAATAGACAAACAAAAAGCGGTTAAGAAGTGGTCTCCAGTTTTGGAGAACATGGGTGTGACTGGTGATAGAGTTGAATGGATGGCAGAATATGCTGAACTACACTCTATTAACGAGAACGCTTACGCTAACGCTACTACATCTGGTATGGGTGCTGTTTTAAACCCGGTAGTTGGTTCTTTAGCAGGTGCTCTAACAGGTAATGCATGGTCAGGTAATGGCGGTGTTGCTGGTTCTGGTGACTTAGGTCAAAACCTTCTTCCAGTAGCTATGAAAATTGCAGCTCAAACAATTGGTCTTGACCTTGTTGCTGTTAAACCTTCTCCGGGTCCAAAAATCGATTTACTTTATATTGATTTCCAATATGATGATGTAAACATGGAAAATGGTGTAGGTGCTAGACCACAAGTATTTAAAATTACTGGTGCTACTAACTTAACTACCGCTATTGGTACAGCTTCAACTTATGCTACTGTGACAGCTGGTGGTACTTTAACATCAGGTGGTCTTAGAGGAGCTAGAGTATTCGCTACTATTGCGACTTCTTCTACTATCTCTGGTGCTCCTGCAGCTGGTGCTTTCTACACATCAGAGCCAAGTAACAAAAACGGTATTGTTGAGTTTTTAGGTTTTTCACGTGTTGATGGCTATCCAATGTTTAAAGCTTACAGACAAGTTAATGCATATGGTTCAGGTGGTTACGCTTCATTGAGTACACTTTCATTTGAGCAGCAATTAAATACTTTTAATGCTACTGCATCTATGACATCACAGATTACAAATATTGGTACTCAGGTTCTTACTGGTACTGTAACTATTGACTTGGTGTCTGCTCTTGAAGATCACCTTCCAGGTTTCTCTGCAAACTGGGCAGCTTCTTCTGCATCTGGTGACTATCCAATGAATCGTCAGACTGATGATAACTCATATTCTGGTATCATCGGACCAAAAGTATCTTCTAAAACAGTTGCTGTAGGTACTATCGAAGTATCAACTGCACTTAGAAGAACTGAAATCGAGGATATTAAAGCTAACACTGGTATGGATATCGTTCAAAAGATGGAATCTATCCTTGTTAATGAATTGTCTCAAACAATTTCTAGACAAATTGTTGATAGATTGTTCAGCCTAGGTACTACTAACAGAAGTACATCTCCAGTACAAACTGGTCTTGGTGTTACAACAATTGGTAATACTGCATCATCTATATTCGACTTGAATACAGCTTATGCTTCTTCAACAATAGTTGGTGGTGAAACTACTCACGCTGTTCAACGTAAGTTGATCACTAAGATGGTTCACGCTTCTAACTACATCGCAACTGAAGGTCGTGTTGGTCCAGCTCAATTCGCTGTAACTAACGGAGGTCTTGCTGCAGCTCTTATGGATATCGCTGGTTACACAATTAACCCAGTTAAATCTAAGATCTCTGGTCAAGGTCAATTGTACCCAGTTGGTCAAATCGGTGATATTTCAATCTATGTTGATCCATATATGAAGTATAACGATAATAGAATTCTTCTTGGTAGAAAGAATAACCCGGATCAACCAGGTTTGATCTTCATTCCTTACTTGATGGCTCAGTCTATCAGCGTAATTTCTGAAGCTACTTTCGCTCCAAGAATGTTGTTACGTTCACGTTACGCAATTGCAGACGTTGGTTTCTTCCCAGAAAAACAATATATGACAATTGTTGTTACAGATGGTAACCAATTATTGAACTAATCAATTAGTTTCATATTAACAAAAACCCTCCAATTGGAGGGTTTTTTGTTTTATATAAGTAATATATATCATATGATAAATAAATATTCAATATTTTTAGAGTCAAAAAAGGATAAATTTCCTAACATTCAGACTAAAAAGTTAGACGATTTTAACATTTTAATAGGCAAAGATGCACTTTCTAATGATTTTCTAACGACAAATATGGCTAATGATGATGACTTGTGGTTTCACGCAGCTGGTGTTCCTGGAAGTCACATAGTAATAAGAATTTCTGATAAGTTGCCAATGGAAAAACATATCGAGGAAGTTGCTAAAATGGCTGCTAAAAATTCAAAAGCACCTAAAGGTACGAAGGTTAAGGTAGTTTATTGTAAGGCTAAATTTGTTAAAAAAAGATCAGATATGAAACCAGGACAAGTTAGTGTAGATTATAAAAATGCTCAAGAAATAATAGTAGAAAATTAATATATAAAAAAACAAATTAAATTAATATGGCAGATCCAACTATCTGGTTTAGTGACAAACTTCATGATATAATAGATGATATAAATGGACCAGTTGCTGAGGCAATGATTAGGATGTTAGATGGAAATTATTTAACAAAAAATGAATTAAAAATTAAAAAAGTAGATATTTCTGTTACAGATTGGAATTTTGATATTACTATCGATGATTCTAGTCAAGTTCCGGTAAAACAGAGAATGAAAGTTGGTAAGTTCATAAGACACTTCTTTGGTAGTACATTCACTGATAAGCAAATTTATGATTTTACAATGGCTTATAATAACTTGAAAAAAGGAATTCCTGCATCGACTCAAACAGCTAAAGTTAGCTATAAAAAAGTTGAAGTTCCGGAATTTTCTTATAATCCAAAAGATATTAGATCTACTTTCTTATCATTGACTACTAAGACTTATCCACACGGACATGAAGAAGAAGTTTTAAATTTTTTACCAAGTCTTGAAAAAGATCAGTTTGGGAATTATTATAAAATAATTGGTAAATCAGAAACAATGTTTACATCTCACTTAGATACTGCTGATAGACAACAAAAAAATGTAGCTGTTTATAGTACAATATTGGCAGAAGGTGATGAAATGTTAGTAACCGATAACACCTCTATATTGGGAGCTGATGATAAATCTGGTGTATCAGTGATGTTATATATGATGGCTCATAATATTCCTGGTATTTACTACTTTTTTATTGGAGAAGAAAGAGGTGGTATAGGATCACATCAAGTTGCTGGTGTTTTTGATACTGTCGAACATTTAAAAGGAATGAAAAGATGTGTATCATTTGATAGAAGAAATTATTATTCAATAATAACAAGTCAATTAGGTAGACAGTGTTGCTCAGATCAATTTGCACAGGCTTTAGCAAATGAATTAAATAAAAGTGGTTTATCTATAGCTTTAGATCCGACAGGTGTTTATACAGATTCTGCTTCTTTTATAGATGAAATACCAGAGTGTACTAATATATCAGTTGGTTATTTCTCAGAGCATACCGATAGAGAGAGTCAAAACATATCATATTTGGAAAGATTAGCAAAAGCTTGTTTAAGTGTCAAATGGGAAGAATTACCAACTGTTAAAAAAGTTGGATTTGATGAGGAAGTAATGAGAAAGTATAAACCATTTATTTCAGATTTCAAATCTACATTGTTTAACCTTGAGACAAAAATGGTTAGTGAATATGGAAGAGCTTTTGTGAAAATTGATGTTGATGATCCCGATCCTATGATTGTTTTTCAAGATTTAAAGTCAATCGAATTATTATTGGCTAAACATAAAATGGATCCAGATATTTTATTTGACGATAACTATATAAAAATAGAATTAAAATGATGATAAATAATGTAAAACTACAAAATATAATTCTTGAAACGAATAGAACTTTTCAAGATGGTTATGAGGATGATTATGAAGATGATTATTTCGATCAATATGGTAAAGAAGATATTGATGACGAGTTGTCTGATGAAGAAGAAGAGGATAACCTTGGATATCTTATAAGAACATTTTTATCAGCCAGAGGTATTACTTCTTATGTTGAGACTGATGGTAAAGATGTCACAGTTTACGTTTATTTGAAAAAAAGAGAAAAGATTAAAAGTCTCACAAAGATTTTTGATGTTGTTGTTAACAATATGAAGACTCAAATGTTTGAGGATTATGATTTGGAATCTGAATTATATGAGACAAAAGAGGGAACACCGATACTTTCATTTACTTTCTATGCTGATGGTAGCGTAGATAAGGATGATTATTCGGATGTGCCTTTTTAAAAAAAGAAAATAAACTTTTTTGATATTTAAAATATTATATATATATTTGTAGTATCAAATCTGGGGATGATATGAATTGATTCGCAGAGTAGAGATGATTAAGCAGGCATCGGTTTGGTAAAGTCCGATTAAAACAAATTATCAAAATCGTAAACGGAAACGTTACAAATGAAGTAGGAACCAGTGAAGATTTAGTAGCTGCTCTACAAAACAACTTGCTCACTGTGAATGAGCTTGAAGTAGCCTAATCTTAGGATACATTCTAAAAATTCACACTGAATCACAACAGTATAAATAGTGATAGTTTATTGTTAGAGTGTTTTTGAGTCGAAACAACTATCTATTTTGTAAGTTACAGAAAAACTTTCTAAGCTTGTGAACGATTAACCGTTTTTAACTGAGGAAGACTCCGGTTCGTTACCGGACATCTCCACTAACCCCTCCAAAAGATAGTATCTTTGGATTGACACCAACTCAAAAGGTTGGTGTTTCTTTTTTATACAATATTGATTTGAATTTTATCCTCTTGTCCACAATCCCAAATATTTATGACTCTACATT